CCGACCCAACCAATTCGTAAGACAGGGCAGGTCCGTTGGTATTCAGAAATTCGTCCAAATATGACCTATGTTGTTTCGCTTGATCCTTCAATGGGAACCGGCGGGGATAATTCCGCAATTCAGGTTCTTGAGTTACCGACACTTGTTCAGGTTGCTGAGTGGAGTAGTAACAAGACTCCCATCGAAGAGCAAGTTCGCACAATGAGAAAGATACTTGAAGAATTATATGCAGCGGGCAAACCCGAACTATATTGGTCTGTGGAAAGCAATTCTTTAGGCGAAGCTGCCCTTGTTGTTATTCGAGATACAGGAGAAGAAAACTTCCCTGGTACAATGTTGCATGATCCAAAGAATCGTCTTCAAGGCAAGTCCGGTCGACGCGCTGGATTTGTAACAACCAATAAGTCAAAGTTAGAAGCATGCGCTAAATTGAAATTCTTGATTGAATCCGGTAAGATGAAATTAAACTCTAGAGGAATTTTATCTGAACTCAAGGTATTTGTTTCCCGTGGAAATACATTCGAAGCCAGAATCGGGCAGACTGACGATTTGATAATGGCATTGATATTAGCAGTTAGAATGACTGATTATATTTCGACATGGGACGATCAATCGCAGGCAGCTATTAACAGTAATATCGGTATTGAGCACGATACGTCATATGATGCACCGATGCCTGTGTTCATTTGATTTTTGATAAATAAGAGAAACAGGAATTTGTATGGTCGAAAAAGATGTATTAGCAGAAAAGATATTTGCCCTTTTAAAGGGCAATGGCCTACAGATTAAGATATTTGATAACGACGGTGCAGAAACTACCGACCCCTCCCTTGGTCGCAGGTTCTTTGTAGTCAGTCCAAATATTATGGTAACGATTGACGAAGAAGGCAACAGAATACAGTTTAGCAAGGGTACCGATACTGACGATTCCGTAGAAAAGATCCAAAAAAATATTCGTAAAATTGCTGACGAATTTTTAATGAATTCAGATATTAAAGTTTTTGGTAAACAAATTCAGCCGCGAGATTATGCCTACCAGGCCAAGATGCAAAAGGGTACGTCTATGAACGAAAGTGTTAATAGTTTATTAATAGGCAGAATATTACAAGAGCTTGATTATGCCGCCGGCATGAGTGCCGAAGCACTAGCAGCCAACATTACCGGTAGCGACCTAAATCAAATTCAGCAAGCGTTAAATAAGCTCGTTCAAGACGGCAAGGTTGAAACTATTACTCTTAACAGCGGCAAGATCGCGTATGGGAAAAAGATGGAAGAAGCAATTACAGAGAGCTTTAGTAAGATGTTTGGCTCATTAAAAACATCACAGCAGACATTGGAGAATGTTAGGATTCTTGTAAAACACAAGACACCGGTTGATGAGAATGTTCGTGGATCAAGAACACGTCACATTAGTGCAATTTTCCTAGAATCTAATGGAGAGCGTTTCCGTTTCCCACATAACTATCTACCCGGTGCCAGAGCAATGGCTCAACATATGGCTCATGGTGGAACAATGAACGATAAGGTGGGCTCCTATATTTCCGAAAGTACAGGTAACTTATTGAAGCTTCAATCATTCAACCGTTATGTCACAACCAACAAACTTATTAACGAAGATAGTTCTGGTATTGTTGAGACAGTCAAAGAGAACATTGAAACAATTCGTACAGAGTTAAGAAAACTAACGGGTGTAAAAACATACGAAACAGTTAAGGCTCGTTTAGAAACATTTGAGAGAGAAGCCCTTGCCGAGGATGATACAAGCGGACTAAAGGAACTTTTCACCATTCGCAGATTTGATGAGAAGTTTGAGGAAGTTCTTCCTATTGTTAAGCAACTGGTTCAGGAACGAGACACTTTCCACAAGCGTATCGAAGAAGCCGCCGCCAATGTTGTTATGTTACGTCGTGAATCACTAAATACAACTCCGATGTTCGAGTTTGCAAGTGAAAATGCTCGCCTAGGATTTAAGTTGAATGAATTAGCATTAAGGATACTCGAAAATGATGAACTTTCTGGGTTCGTTAATAAAATCGGTACAAAATTATGTAAGGAAGGTTCGATCAACGAATTCGAGAAAGCGGTACTTACGCAGGTTTTGGAAAATGTACAGATCGAAGAATCATCTCCGGTAGTAAAGAAAGATATCAAAGAGTCAGTGGACCTATCGGCCTTCTTTGATAAATATATTATGAACTTCTACTAAGAAGTTCTTGACAAACACACAAGGTTTTCGTATACTAGCTGCATACGAAGACCTTAGCAGGTAAGATGCGAAAGGGCTTAACGTGACCCGAGTAGATCGCAGCTCAATTAATAACGTTCAATTTTAAACTAAAGCAGGAAAATAAAATCATGTCAAAAACACTAGAAGAAATCCGTAAGAAGTTACAAGCACTAGATCGTAAGCCAGGCGGCGGCAGCAATACAGGCAGCGGCGACAAAGCAACTTACGCACACTGGAATATTGCCGAAGGTACTTCAGCAACACTCCGATTCCTCCCAGACGCTAACGAAGATAACACATTCTTCTGGGCTGAGCGTCAACTCATCAAACTCCCATTCCCTGGTATCAAAGGTCAAGACGAAAACAAACCAGTAGTCGTTCAGGTTCCGTGTATCGAAATGTGGGATGGTAAGATGACTTGCCCAATCTTGAATGAAGTACGCCCTTGGTGGAAAGATAAGTCTCTCGAAGACACTGCCCGCAAGTATTGGGTTAAGCGTAGTTTCTATATGCAGGGTTTTGTTAAGCAAGATCCGCTCAATGAAGCTGATGCCCCGGCCAATCCGATCCGTAAGTTTATCATGGGTCCGCAGATCTTTGCAATTATTAAGGCTGCATTGATGGATCCCGATATGGAAAACAGCCCAGTTGATTATATCAACGGTACCGACTTTATTGTCTCCAAGACAAGTAAGGGCGGTTTTGCTGATTATGGTACATCAAAGTGGGCCAGAAAAGAGTCAAGCCTTACAGAAGAAATGCAAGCTGCAATCGAACAACATGGTTTGGTTGATCTGGCAACATATCTTCCAAAGCGTCCTACAGCTGAACAACTTGCTATCATCTTCGAGATGTTCCAACAGTCCCTCGACGGCGAACTATATGATCCAGCACGCTGGAGTCAGCATTACAAGCCGTTTGGATTTGATTCGTCAGCAAGTGACGATCCCGAAGGTGGCGAAGGCAAGCGTGTCACACGTTCAGCACCTGTGACTCGTAGCGAACCGACACCTACGCCGAAGGTGACAACGCCTGTTGTACAAGAATCGGATGATAACGATCCTCCCTTTGACGCAGATCCTCCTAAGACCGAAGTAAAGGAAGAAGCGGCACCTGCAACAGCAGGTAAGTCACCGCAAGAAATCCTTGCAATGCTTCGTAACAGAAACAAGTAAGTTTTAAACTGGGGCAGGTAAATACCTGCCCCATACATCTTAAGGAGAATCTATGGCAAAGCCATTTGACATTTCGAAGTTCAGAAAATCTCTGACGAAAAATATTACAGGTATTTCTACAGGGTTCAATGACCCCGATACCTGGATCAGTACAGGATCTTACGGACTTAATTTTCTCATCAGTGGAAATTTCTATCACGGAATTCCGATGGGTAAGGTTTCGGTATTTGCAGGCGAGTCCGGCGCTGGCAAGTCATATATTGTTTCCGGTAACATTGCTAAGGCTGCACAAGAGCAAGGCATTTTTGTCGTTATGATTGACACAGAAAATGCCCTTGACGAAGCATGGCTTAAAGCGTTAGGTGTTGACACAGGCGAAGATAAGATGCTGAGAATTAGTGCATCAATGGTAGATGAAGTAGCCAAAATTGTTCATGATTTTGTTAGTGAGTACAAGGCCAACTATCTAGATCTTCCTAGGGAACAACGTCCGAAGATATTATTCATCATTGACTCTATTGGTATGTTATTGACGCCTACAGATATTAATCAGTTCCAGGCCGGTGACATGAAGGGGGATATGGGTCGTAAGGCAAAGCAGCTCAAGGCCTTTGTTTCAAACTGTGTCAACATGTTCGGCGATTTAAATATCGGAATGGCCGTCACCAATCACACATATGCAAGCCAGGATATGTTTGATCCCGACGATAAGATTACAGGTGGTTCAGGCTTTATTTTTGCATCAAGCATCGTTATTGCAATGAAGAAGTATAAGCTGAAAGAAGATGAAGATGGAACAAAGTCATCAGAAGTCAGGGGTATTCGTGCAACCTGTAAGGTTGTAAAGACGAGATACTCTAAGCCATTCGAATCTATTAAAATCGACATTCCCTGGGAATCTGGTATGAATCCTATCTCTGGATTATTTGATCTGTTTGAGAAATCAGGTGTTTTAATTAAAGAGGGCAATAGGTATAAGTACATTTCCAAGAAGACAGGCCAGGAGATGAAATATTTTCGCAAGGAATGGAACGACCTTGAAAAGATGAAAGTAATTATGGACGAGTTTACGCAGGATGATTTGCATGCCGTAATCTTAGATTCGGATGCAGAAAAGATTCCAATGGCAGTTGAGGAGGTAGAATGATACACGAGAATCATGAATTATTGTTGGAACTATGGGCTAGAATTAAATCCCATATTGCACCAAAAGAGAGACTAGAAGTTGCAGACATACTCGTAGTAGTGTTTGACGAGTTTAGTCTAGTAGACGAAAGCCTTCTAGACGAAGATCTTGATAAGGAGCTTCGTGCTGCGGCTCGGAGTCATCTTTCCGAAGTTGATGAAAACGAAGACGAGGAATATGATGACGAAAACGGTTTCAGCTACTGAGTTTGGGGAGGATCTCCTCTTAGTCATTAATAGCAAGGATGCACAGAAATCCATTACGACAATCCAGCAGTTTAAAGAAAATATGAAAGACATGACTGTGGGTGCAGATTACGTAAGATGGATTTCTGAGCCTGTAAACTTGACCAGGGTACATAAGGCTCTGGCGGAAGACCTTGATGTCCCTCCGCGTGCTATGGCGATTAAGAAAGTGCAGATGTCTCGCACTCAGCGAGCGATTTTATTAGTACAAGCAATGGAAATAGCAGTAAGACGAGTACATAAATTGTGAGTTCATGGTATTATAAGGTAACCAGCGATTTAAGTTTAATTCCCGATTTCATAGATCATTTCGAAAACGAGCTTGTAGAGGCACGTAAGGAATTATCTTTGAAGGGGAAAAGCTTAGAAAAACATGCTGCAGAACTTCCTGGATTAGTTGAGCAACGATTTGCTCAACTCCAGGAAATTGAGGCGGTACTTGAGTATCTAAATATACAACTAAAGAAAGACAGATCAATTGAGTTCAAGAAGTTTCTCGAAGCCTATCAGAAGACGCTAAGTTCTAGAGATGCAGAAAAATATGTCGATGGTGTTGCCGGTATTGTAGATTCGACGTTGCTCGTCAACGAAGTTGCCCTGTTGCGTAATAAATTTCTTGCAATTAGTAAAGCATTTGAGGCAAAGAACTTTATGACAGGGCATATCATAAAACTTAGGTGTGCTGGTTTAGATGATGCGAGTGTATAATGGCAAAGACAACATTACAGATATTAGATGAAGTAAACATAAGATTTACAGACCTCGATGTAGTTTGTCGCCGTAAAATGGTTGAGGCTTTAGAATTCGTACTACCATATGCCCGACATACACCTGCATTCAAGCTAGGCAGATGGAATGGTAAGATGTCATTCTGTGACATCGGCGGACGATCGTATGTTAATCTCTTAGATAGGTTGCTGCCTATTGTTCAACAATATGGATACGAAGTTGAGATAGATGATCAACGCATCCCAGGTGAGAATTTCGAGTTCGAGTTAGTAACCGAAGATAGCTATAGTCACATCATGTGGCCGAAGGGGCATCCCTTAGCCGGGCAACCAATCAAGATTAAGGAACATCAGCTTGATGTATTGAATTCTTATCTCGAGAATATAACAGGCATCAATATTGCTCCCACAGGGTCTGGGAAGACCCTAATTACGGCGATTCTTAGCCACAAGGTTCAACCTTACGGTCGTAGCATCGTAATTGTGCCTACTAAAGATTTAGTTACACAAACCGAAGAGGATTATATCAATCTCGGTTTAGATGTGGGTGTATTCTTTGGTGACAGAAAGGAGTATGGAAAAACCCATACAATATGTACATGGCAAAGTTTGGAAAGCCTATCAAAGCGTTCAAAAGAAACCGATTTAGAGGTCGATATAAATGCTTTCTTCGAGGGAGTGGTCTGCGTCATAGTAGACGAGGTACACAAAGCAAAAGCAGATGTATTGAGAAAGCTATTGTCGACCTATTAAACTAACGCAC